CTAACGCAATTATAAATATTTGTCAATTTTTTTTGAAAACAAAAAAAATACCCAAGGGGAAAACCCCTTGGGTATTTAATCTATTAGGCTATCATTTCAGCGTTTGCAAATGTAGAAAGTTTTTCCCACGGAACAGTCTTAAACTTTTCTTTAAAATCATAAACAGTAGAAATCTTAATCCATTCATCTGTGTCTAATGAAAACAACACATAATCATCATCAATATTAGCCAAGAAGCTGTTTTCTTTTTCTTCCAAAATAAAAACTCTTTTCTTTCCAGCTTCAAAAATTGGCGATAGTCTAATTTTTCTTTTCTTCTTTTTTAGAAAATTAATTCTTTCAATTATTAAAGATTTTTCAATTTTTTCTAATTTATAAATGCTTTTGGAATTTTCTGCTGCTATTGCCTTTCTACTAAATTCATTTTCTTCTATTTCAAAATTTTCCGTGTATTTGTATGATTTAATATCATTTTGTTTGCAATAGGCTGTAAATGTCATGCCTTTTGGCTTTTTATTAAAACCTTCAACAAATTTTTGATAAGATTCTGTAGAAGCATAGAATGATTTGGCATTTACTTTTATAACAAAAAAGTATTGTTCGCCCAATCTTATTCTAGCCCCTGGAAATATGTTTTCTGGGGCTATCTTCATATTTTACTCCTTATTTTGCCAAAGCAATTTGTTTATTTTCTACTGCTACTAAATCAATAGCTGTTTTAGAAAGCAGTCGCCAAAGTGTTGGGAAATATTCAAAGATTTTGAAATTAACATTTTTTTCAAGAATATTAAGATTCAAAACTTTCTTTGAAAGTGGCAAGATTTCATCCAATCCTATATCTTTTGCTTTTTCTGCAATGTTTGCATCCATTCTTGCACACTGTTCCTCATCAGGTATTGGACTTTCTCCAATTACCATATCCAACACATCTTTAGCCAACTCTTTAAAAGTTGCATCTTTAGCCATTTTTAAATGACCTCCAAATAAAAAATTTCTTAAAGTTATCAACGATAACTATTAAATAATAATCATATCTTCTCTATTTATGTTAAGCTTATTAATAATAATATCTCCGTTTTTTGATTCTACAAGTTTAACATAATTTCCGTTTTTGTCAAGATTTTTATCTGTAATAAACCAATCATAGCCAAGTTCATCACACCTTTCATAAAAATAACCATAAAACATACTCAACTTTTTTCTTATACTTTCTATCATTTTTTCAGTATATTCTTTGGTTCTTTCTTCGTATAAATCTGTATGAATCTTTAAATTTCTTTCAATATCTGCATCTAAAACACAACAATGTATTTTGTTATCAGAAGGCTTATAATAAAATTTATCAATTTTTAATTCACGTCCACTTTGTTTAATTTCACCTATTTTTGTTGGAAAGAACTTTTCTACCATTGGTATAATGTCATCAGGAATATTTTCTTTCATCCAATTAAACAATATTTTTGCATAAATTATTGATTTCAAATCTTTGATTTTTTTAAAACAATTTTTATGAACAACATCTCCAACACTTATAAAAGTCAATTCTATATTAGAAAGTTCTAGTAGATACTTTTTGATTTTTGTTCCATTAAAGAATTTTCTCATTGTGTCTCCTTTTATTTCCTTTATATAAGAATTATAGCATTTTTTTATTTTTTAGTCAATTTTTTTAAAAGATATTCATATTTCTTTTGTGCTTTTTCTGTAAGTTCTTTTTCATTCTTACAAAATGAAAACAAATAAGGTAATTCATCATATCCACTTGTATACCTGTCAAAATCTTTTTTGGTAAATTGTTGTTTTTTTATTTTTCCCATATTGGATCTATCTATTCTATATTTATATATCATTCTATCAATATATGAATAAGAAGGATTTGTTTGAAAAATTAAACTTGTTAAAATTGTATCTTCAAAGGTATGAACTTTTAGATTTCTTTTTGTTATTGGACTATAAATTTCTTGTAATTTTGTTGCTTTAAAAAATCTGCTCCAAACTCCATTACCAAACCAATTTAAAGGCTTATGAGCACCAGGAGGTATCTGCCAACCATCAGCATCATAATAAAATTGAATTACATCAGTTTGTTGATTAAAATCATCTTCATAAACATCACCGATTATATCATCATCTACATCTACAAACCAAATATAATCACCAGTAGAATTTTCAAAGCCAATTCTTCTTCCTTCAAAGAGATAAGTATTTTCTTTTGGTTTTATTATTTTATATTTTGTTGAAATTTCTGTCTTATCTTCTGTTCTATTATCTATTAAAACAATTTCATGTTCACAAAAAACATGACCTTCCAATTGCTTTAGAAGGTCATTTAAATATTTTACATCTTTATCGCAAAATAATATTACTATTGATAGTTTCATTTTATAGTTTATAATTATTCAATGTTGTTTTTTTATTACCATTTGTAAATGTAAAGTTTACAGTAATTTCTTCATTAAAATCTATATAGCCTGTATCAATATTATTATATTCTATACTTGTTGGAATATAATATTCATTAGAACTACCACCATTATCTTCGCTCATAATTTTGCCATTATTCTTTTCTTCATTTAAAGCGTCATAAATATCATTCAAAAAATCATTTTTATTATACATTTTATTATATAAAATTCCTTCGATTTCACTATCTTCAAATTCAGTATTTAATGGCATAATTACTTCTGCTTTTGTATTTAAGCAATAACTTAAATAACTTTCTTTGAGATAAATTGTAAACTCAATAATATATTTCTTTTTCTGACTTTCAGCAACAGCTTTCTTCTCTGCCTCTTTCTTTTCAATTACAGCTTTTCTTGCAGGTGAGATATTAGCAGGTGCAATGTATTTAAATGTTTTACCATTATTAACAGTAGTAACTGCTATATTTGGATAACTAGTATATTCATCTCCACCAATACCTGCACTTACATAAACTTTTTCAGCTACTTCTTTTATTTCATTTAATTTTTCATTTCTTGATATAAGTCCTCTTTTCATTAAAAATACCTCTATGATTAACTTGCTAATTTGAATTATCGTTTGAACTATCAGTTGTATTTTCAATAACTTCTTTGTTCTTTATTTTTTCAATTATTTCAACAACTCCATCAATAAATGTTTTAATTTCTGCATCAGAAGAAAATTCAAATTCAGCAACAATTTTATCAAGCCATTTGAATATACTTAATTTCTTTTCATAAATATCATCAGACTTTAATTCATATTTTGATTTTTCTGGCAATATGCTTTCAAAGGCTGTATTTATAATTTGTTTAACAGTTTCAAAAATAACTTCATTTTTAAAATCTAATGTATCATTAATGCAAATGCTATCATATTTTTGACTTAATATGTCGTTTGCTATTGTTCTTGCCTTATCTATTGGATATTCTTTTTCCTTAAAAGATGTATATTTATAACTTCTGTTTCCTTCCAAATACATAGATGAAAAAATATGATAATATGTATAAATATATTGATTAAAATTCTTTACCTTTCTAAAAGGAGAGCAAGAAGAATAAATTTCAGGCATAAATATTTTTTCAACAACCCTCACTGTTTCCTTTGATAAAGGCATAAATGTATGTGGTATCTTTAAAAATACTTCTTCTGGATCTGGAATTTTTGTATTAAAATAATCTGCTATAGTTTTTAAGCATTTCCACTCAACTTTTCTAAACATTGTTTCAAGGCCTTTGTCTGTCTTAACAAAAATTTTTGGAACAGCATTAATAAAATAATCCTCTTCATTAACTGGTCTTAGAAAGAACATATCATCATTTGCATAAATAAATCTTTCTGATAATCCTTCTATATTACCCAAAAACATTTCTATTGTACAACTATTAAAAGTTGGAAGGAATTGCTCTGGAATAATATCTTTATGCAAAACTATCTTTACTTCATTAGTGTTTACCCAATCAGGTACCTGCTCCTTGTTTGAAACTATCATATAAACATTTCCGATCCAAGGAGCAAATTTTTCAACGCTTCTAAAAAGATATTTAAGATTGTCCCACTGTCTAAACCTTACCTTAGAAATTTCTACAGGCAAATCGTTTTTTCTTCTTTCATCTTTATAATTTTTTTGCCATATCGCTTCATTACAATCTACATATGGAAATACTAAATCTACTTTACTCATAATTTATTCCTATTTATTAATTAACTAATTCTTCAAAACAAATCACATATTTATCTTTTTATTTTCCAGCTATCATCTCAGATAATTCTTTTTCTGCCGATTTAACTACCATTTTGTGCTCTTTGTTTTTTTCAAAAAGAAGATTTTCCAGTTCTAAAACTCTTTTATTTATTTCTTCCATTTGTTTTTCTTTTGGCTCTATGATATCTTCAACCAAGTGTTTGATTGTGTTGTAAGTTTGTTTTTTAAGTTTATTATATTTCTCTTTATATTTATCAGAGTTTTCTTTTATTGCATCAAGTTCTTGCTTCAAGTCAAAATTTATTTTTTCTAATTCTTCTATTCTTGACTGAAGATTTTCTTCTATTATTGCAGAAGATGGAGTAGACAATTCTTCTATTAATTCTTTATCATCATTAAGTTCATTTTTTAAGCCTATAATAGCTTTTTTAAAAAACTCTAATTTGTTAATAACTTCATCTTCTTTCATATTAGTTCCTCTATTTCTTTTACTAACTTATCTACTTTTTCCGAATACTCTCCTTCTTTTGTTTTGTTGTTTTCTTCAGATGCTTTTTTGGCTGTTTTTGGTTTTAGTTTAGGAGAATACTGTTCTATAATACTTTGTTTTGTTCTGAACTTTTGCCTTACACTTTTCTGACACTTATCCTCTAAGTCCTTTTCATTTATAACACCATCACCAATATATTCTATATATGTCTCTATTAAGAAATCTTCTTTCTCTTCGTTGCTTTGCCACTTACAATATTTAGAAACTAAACTTAAAGTCCCTCTATCTATTGTAGCAGAAGGAGTGCATGCTGCTATTCCTATTTCCTGTAAAATTCCAAGGAATATAATAAACACCATGAGCATTTTTTCAGAAACACCCATACCACCAGCACTAGGAGCAGCCTTTATATATGTAGCAACCAAAGCAAACATCTTAGAACTTTCTCCAACATCACCAGTATCATTTTGCCAGTCTGATATTGCACTTTGCAATCTTGAAATTGCAAGTTGAATATTAATTGGCTTATTATCTCTATTCAAAAATAAAATTTCTGTTCCATTAGGAAGCTTATAATGTTTATCAGCAATAGCTAACAAAGTATCATTGATTTGTTTTTGATCGTATTCTATTGCATCTTCATACAAAGAACTACTATCTATTATTTCATTAGAAATTGCTGTCTCTTGAATAGACTTTTGCAAATCAGCTTTATTAAAATAAATAGCATTTTTATAAGTTGCACCTGGTATTTCTTTTACTATTTTAGTTATAATTTTTCTACCAGCAACTCCTTCTTTTTCCATATCACTTAATTTTTGATATTCAGATTGATATGCAATTAATATTTTATAATATCTATCTACTTCATCTTTAGCATCGCTTATAGCTGTTAAGTTTCCTTTTATATTTTCTTTGCCAGCATTTCTTTTATCCTTAATGCCTTCATTAACAGACTTGTTAAGTTCTATTAAAATATTAGAATCAGCAGTCATATTATCTATGTTCTGTTGCATTCTTCTAATTCCAGAACCTATGGAATTAGTTGCCATATTAAATGTTGTTATCAAAGACAAAGATACCAAAAGAATATGAATAATTCTCCATCGAATTATAGGATTTTTTAAATCATTACCCCATTCTTTGCCTTTGGCAATAAGTTTATTCTTTAATTCTGTAAGCATACCTATATACATAACAGCCCAGAATTTTAATGCTGCCAATCCTGTTATAATCGCAGTATATAATACTGAAGCTGGCATTTCTATAGTTGCAAAATGAAATGTAGATTTTGAAAGTCCCGATCCACAAGTAATATCAACAACAGCCGAAGAAATAGATAATATTATACCAGTAAATAAAAAACCATTTATAAGTATTTTAGATCTGGAAACCCTATTTTTTCTTTTCTTCCATTCAAATTTAAATGGAAGAGAAATCTTTTTTTCTTCTTTAACTGGTTTTACAATTTTTTTACTCATATCTTAAACTTTATGCATCATCGAATATACCAAGTTCATTAACGACATTGATATATCTAACACCTAATTTACCAACTAGCAAACCAATAGTTCCAACAAAATCCTCTTTCTGGTCTGTATTTGGTGATTTACAAATAGCTTCCAATTCATTGAGTTCTTTTTCCATTAATTGGAACTGCTCTTTCAAATAATTTCCTTGTCTTTTACTATCATTAGTAGGTCTTGCGATTTTGGGTTCCTCCTTTATATTTCATCATAATCACCATGTTCATATGGATCATAACATCTTCCGTCATAATCTATTATATATTTATGCATTTCTTTCAAAACTCCACCTTTCAAAATTCTTTTCGGTTTTGTTTTGTAATTGTGTTCTTCTACAACTTCTTGCCTATGATGATCAACTATTTTGTTCTTTTTTACAAGAACTTTATAACCAACAATACCAATATCATAAGCTTTAACTTCATAGCTACCAATGCTATCTCTATCTTCATAATCATTAAAAAATTTTTTTGTTATAGTATCAGTGTTGTTTTTATCAGAAGCATATCTAACTACTTTAATTTTAGAACATCCATCTCTCTTATAAGCTGTTGTTGTTTTCCACATTTCTTCAAAATTTCTAGGAGCAATTACCTCTACTCCTTCCCTACAATAATGTCCCATATTTGTTCTCCTTAATAATTAATTATCTCTTTTTTCCATCTGTAATTGTCATTGTATTATAATTCAAAGTAAAGTTTAAAATTTCACCATTAGAGCCATTTCTGTTTTTATCTATAAATATACGTTGTTCTGAAATACCATCATCTTTTCCTTTTGCCTTCTCGCTTTCGTTTTGATTAATTATTAACAAATAGTCAGCTGTGTCCAAAATACCACGAGATTCTGACAGATCTTTAGATGTCACAAGTCCTTTTGTTCCACCTCTTTCACCCATACCATTACGGTTAATCTGAGCAGCTGTAAACACTGGACATTCAAACTGGCTTGCCAAATTTCTCATTTCCTCAGCTACAATTTTATAATATGAATACATATTATCGTTTGAAGTTCTATTGTTTGTAGCTGTAATAAGAATATAATCTATAATAATAAAATCTGGCTTAAAATTTTCTACTGCATATAAATCCATCAAATAATTTGCAAAATCATTACAACAAGCATTATTAGCTGGATAATTTTTTATTTTTATATCACCACCATTATATTCAGAAAAAACAGCTTCTGCTTCTGCCTTAGTAGTATTCATCAAATCTACACCAGATTTATAAAGCAAGGAAGAATAAAGTCTCTTAGCCAACCTTCTTCTATCAACTTCCAAAGAAAAGAAAACACCTTTTTTACCAAGCTTCATATTTTCTGTGGCTACATTTCCCAACCAAATTGTTTTTCCAATCCCAGGTACTCCACAAAATACTGTAAGTTCTCCAGCTTTTGGAGAACCTAAAATTCTATCCAATGAAGAACTACCAAAAGTCAATCCAGAATCTGCTTCTACCTGCTGAATTAATTCCAATGTTTCGCCAATATTAGAAAGCGATATACCAAAATCTTTATCAAGATTTATATTTAAAGCTTTCTGCATACGGTCAGACAAACTATCAAATTTGCCATTTGCAATATCCAACTGATTTAAAGTTGTTGCTTCGTAAGCTCTCATTGTTCTAACAAATTTTACAGTTTCATCTTTTATATATTCAGGTTCTATCTCTTCAAGAGATTTATTGTAAATCTCTTCGGTTGCAGTTTTTATAGCTTTTGCCAAAAGTGGATCAAATTTTCCAGCTTGTAATCCTTGCTCTATTGTAATTTTTGCAGTTTCAAACGAAGGAATTTTTTCATAAGTATCATAATACTTACAACAAAAATTCAAAAGCCATTGTAATTTACTATCTATAAAATATGTTTTCTTTTTATAATCACTTGTTCTTAAATACCGTGCAATCTTTAGAAAAAAAGATTTATCTTTTAACAAATATGTTAAAATAACTCTTTCAAGAGTTGCACTTTCAAACTTTATATCAGCCATACATTTATTTTATCCTTTTTTGTTATTATTGTCAAGTATCAAAAAAATATTCATCTGGTAATGTTAAAAAATCATCCAACCAATAACAACACCTACCTTCATGAATAAAAACTGGTTTTATTTTTTTTGAAGCATTTTCCAACTTTACAAAAACTATTCTTTTATGTTGGTTAGTTTTAACTATTAACAAAGGAAATTTATTTAAAAGTTTTGCATCAGTTTCAGATTGTTCGTACCATTTATATAAATCAGATGATTTATTAAACAAATCATAAAATTCTATTTTTGAATAAAATTTATGCTCTATACTAAATTTAAATTCCTTTGGACATCTAATATCTGAAACAAATAAAAGCTTTTGATCTTCATTAAGTAATTCTGCATTATGAGCATTTTTTCCACCAGTATAATTTCCAGAACCCATAGTCCTGCTAAATATTTTTCCAGGAAATCTTTCCTTTAAAATATTAACGCAATCTAATTCTCCACGATTTCCTTTTTTTTTACATTGATTGTTTTCTTTCTAGTTGAACGCTGTTTATCTGGTACAACCTGAGAAAGAAATTCTTTTTCTATATCTGTCTTCATTTATATTCCTCCTAAATAATTTAGGCTGTTTTAGCCTTTTCTTCATTTCCAAGATTAGAAAAAACAACATTCATCTTTTTAATGTTTTCTTCCTCTTCTTTAACCATCTTTAAATAATTGGATTGGCACTTTTTTAGAAAAACCAAAAAATCTTTTTTGTTCTCTTCTACCAAATCAAACATATCCTCAGCATGACTTAAAACAGGTCTGGTATCCATGTTAAATTTAATATCTACCTTTTTATATATTTTCCCAGCAAACTCAACTGGCTTATGCCTGCCATCCATCCAATCAATATAGCTATTAAATCTTTCTGCTCTTGATTTATACTGAGCAACCTTCTCTAAGCTATTGTTTATTCCTTTTTCTATTTCTTTTGCTTTTTCAAAATCTTCTCTTGTCATATATTTAATATTACCTTATTTTTATTTTTTGTCAAAAAAATTTTCTTGTAGTTATACTTCCATATTTAATACATTCTTTTTTTAAAATATAGTCCTTTCCAGTTTTAACCTTCATATCATTTAAATCTTTACATTCTTTTGGTATATTGTATATATATATGTTAAGCCCTTGATATGGACAGTAAGTAATTATTTTATTTATATTCTTCTGCATTTTTTTTATACCAGTTTCATCTTGGTCTGGTACATAAATAATAGTTTTTGGTTTTTTTTCGTAAATCTTTCCAAGTTGCTTTACACCTATATCAGCAGATAATAAACATGTAGCTGGTTGATCTTTTGTTATAGACATAGCATCAAAAACACCTTCACATAATATAACATCTTCATTTATTTTATCTATATTAAAAACATATTCCTTAGAATCCAATTTATCTGGGTTCATATATCTAATAATGTTTTTTGGATCAATCGCTCTTGTTATAAAATACACCATTTTTCCATCTTCAAAAAATGGTACAACTACTCTTTTGTTATATCTTGAATTTGAATTAAATACATATCCAAGTTTTGGATAATATGATGAATCTAATTTTCTACTTAAAACATAGTCGTATGCTTTTTTACCAAATGCACCTAAATTAGAGCCATCATTAAAAATTTTTAAACCATCTTTAATTATAAGATTTTTCAGCACTTCTTTTCTTTCATCATTTTGATTTGTTTCTTCTTTTTTTTCTTCTATTTTAAAATTATAATTGTCTACTAAATATTTTATTGCTTCATTATTAGTGTTAAACCCAAGATACTCTTTTACAAATAATAAAAAAGAACCTTGGGTATTTTCAGTTGTCCTTGTACCAGAAGCCTTAAAATCTATCCATTGACCAGTATCTTTATTTACATACAATTTTCCTTTCCTATCATCAACAAAAGGTGAGCGAATAACATATTCACCAGAAGATGTAAGTCTTGGAGAAAATTCACTTGTCATAAAATTCTGTATCAATGATGATGGTATTTTCATTTTTCTTCCTTTTTACTGTTGTCTTTTGATTCTACACCTAATTCAACCTTGCCAACTTTTAAATTTACATTTTTTAAATTTTTGTTAATTACTCTTGCTACAAAAGCAAAAACAGAACAAAACATAACTATTATAAATACTATAAAAGCTATGTCTCCAAAAGTAATATCTTCATGTTCCTCTTCTGTTGGAACTTCTACATAACTTTCTTCGGATTCTTCATCTTCTGGTTCTGTCTCTTCTTCAATGATTTCTTCTCTTTCATCTAAAGAACTTTCTTCCAAAATTTCTTCTTCTGTATTTTCCATATTCATCTCCTATGTTAAAATTTTTTCCTTTGAACGAAAAATTTGACACCTTACAACACCTTGTGATGCAACTGTATAATGCTTATTTTTTTCTGGACAATAAATAAAATCTCCCTTTATTTCTGCCAATTCACAATACATGCAACCAAAATATGGAGGCACATAAGCTTGTAATTTTCTTATACAGTTCTTTGGTTTTTCTTGATTTTTATATGTTATTACTATTCTGCTTTTTTCGTCAACTCTTGAAATATAACCTTCAAGTAAAAATTCTTTTATCAGTCTATCTATTTTTCTTTTAAACAAAAAGCGAGTATCAAACAGGTAGTTAAGAATTTTTTTATTTGAAGATGTAAAATCATATGTTTGTACCAGTTGATCATCTATATTTTTATATCGAATATTAACTAAAACTTCAATATTTTTTTCTTCTCTTATTTTTTTCATCTTAATCCTGTTTGATTTATTTATTATTATCCTTTATTAATATCAGCAACAATTTGTTGCTGATATTCTTCATCATACTTGATAATAGTATTTGTAAGCTTGTTTAATATTTCTATTATTGTATCCATTTTTTTAGAAAGAATAAACTGATTATCAATTATTTGAGATAAAATTGCTTTATCTGGATGTTCTGGAAGAAATACAGGTGCTATCATTTATTAATCTCCGCTACTTATTCCACCATGAAGCCTGTCAAGAAGAAGTGAAATATTATTAGCTTCTGCATCTTCACCTTCGTAAAGCTGAGCCATGTTCTTAAATAGCTTTGAAGCATCTGTCTGCTTGCCATCAAATACTTTTGCAGCATCTATACAAATCGCTTTATTTTCAGAAGCAAGTTCCTTCTTTCTTTCTTGAACTTCTTGCCACTGATCAAAAAATCTTTTAAGTTCTGAAATTTGTTCTGGTGTTAAATTTAAATTCCAATTACTTGCGCCCATTCTCTATCTCCTTATCAACTTCGTTAATATCCTTTCCTTCTTTTCTTGCCAAGCGTTCTTTTTGAAATCTTGTTTTTAAAAACTGTTCATACTTCTTTACCATTTCTTGAGTGACAGCTACTCCATCCATTGTTTTATAAGCATCACCCTCAAGAAGTCTTTTTAATGGATTAAAATACACAATTTTACCATTAATTACAAATGGTTCTGGTTTACTTTCTCTTATTAACTGCTTAATTAGTTTCTTTGATTTAACCGATAAATCACTGGTCTTTTCCAACGTTTCCTCCAATATTTTTTTCCCAATTATTCCACACACCTTCAAATGTCATTGCTAATCCTATAGCAAGTTCACTTGCGATTTTATATTCTTGTTGCTTGACCTCATTAACTCTTGGTAAGAGTCTTTTTGCCAACTCTTTTACTTCTTTTAATGATGCAACACTTATATCGAATGTTTCTTTTCCAGGCATTTGCCTTTTTTCTTTGTTTTCATTTTGTTGCTGAACTTGTGGTTTTTCGTCTTTTTCTACTTGCTCTTCTGGCACTGGTTCTATTATTTTTTCTGAGGAAGTAATTTTCATTTTTCCATATTTGTTTTCTACATTCCAACCAGAAAAATCAGCCACTGTTCCAGATGCAGTTCTTACCTCATCCATATCTTCCATATTAAACTCCTATTATATCCATTATTTCTGCAATGGCATCTTCTTGCTCAAAATCTTGAGCTTGTATATCATTTATCCATTTGTTAGTCCATTCACTATAACAAGATTTCAAACCATTGTCAAGTAAAAATTTTTCAACAGAATCTTTATCAAACTCACACCATGGTTTATCTAATTCTTCCTTAATAGCATTTTGATATTCTTGTGGATACTTTCTTAAATCTATAATCTTCATTACAGTTTCTAACATCTGCTGATTTTCAGGTGTCATTTTTTTATTCCAGACTTCTTTATCATTCATCATTTTTTCAAATGTTTTTGGGCCTAAGCCTTTAAATGCTTTTATATTGTCTGAAGTATCACCAACCAAAGCTTTTTCCAAAAGAATATTTTCATTCTTTTCTACATTTTCTTCTCTTACTGGATTATATTGGCTAACATTGTCTGGATAAAAATTCATTATTTGGCTCAAGTCCTTATCTGTAGAAATAATCCTTACATTTTCTCCTTTCTCTGCATAATATTTACAAGTCTGATAAATGCAATCATCTCCTTCGCAATTATCAACCTTTAAAATTTTACAATGAAAATTAGAAAGATATTCCAACATTTTTTCCATTAATGGACCAACCCATTTATAATTAGGATCATCTTTTGTTCTATTTTCTTTATAAGGTGGGAAAACTTCTTTACGCCATCTTGTAGAATGTGGCCCTTCGAAACAAAACACGCAATCTTTATAAGATGTTATAAATGGCATAATTTTTCTAAGAAACATGTGATAAAAAAGACCCAAATCTTCTTCTCTAACTACATAATCATCACCATTTTTTTGTAAACAATCTTTTTTAAACATGCTCCAAATAATAAAAAATATATTACTTGTATCTACGCAACAAACCATTTGTACTCCTTAATAATCCCAAATATTATAATTTGCTTTATTTTTTTCTTCAAACATTTTTTGTTTTTTAAAATTGCTAAACTCTATCCATTCTTTATTAAATTTCCAAACCAAAAATTCATTTATAGTTTTTTTACGTTCATCTTCTAAATATTTTATATAATCAGAAAATTCATGACTATTTAAATACATTAACTATGTCTCCATTTTTGAATATCTTCTACACTGTTTTCTACAATAATCAACCGTTCTTCAAGTTCATCTGTTTTATTTCTAAGATATTTCAATTCTGCTTCGTCGCTTGTTTTTACCAACTTTTCTATTCTTTCAGCAGTTGGAACTTCTGGTGGATTTGGCCATATTTGCTTTGATTTCCAGATTTTATATTCTTCTGAATCTAAAATTTTTTTTGTTTTTTCTACAGCTTCTTTATAAGTTTTAGCATCAATTCTTCGCTGAAAAACATCATTCTTATTTAATATATAGAAGGAAGAAATATAATATCCAGTATCATCATACGATACATCCAATGCAAAATTATTTGAATCTTCATACCAATCTTTTTCATAATTATATGAAAAATTACCGATCATTTCTATCATTTTCAATTCTCCAATTAAAATGATAGAGTATTTATTATTTTTGTCAAACAAAAAAAAGCAGGTATTTAACCTGCTTTTTTTTGATGCTAATTTTTAATCAAGTATTTTTAGTACCATATTACTATCAATCTGTGATTGAGCCAGCATAGCAACTCCAGACTGCATCAATATCTGATCTCTGGTATATTCTACCATTTGTTTTGCTATATCTGTATCTCTAATTACTGATTCTGAAGCCTGCAAATTTTCAGCTGCAACATTTATACACCTATCTGATGCTTCCAAGCGATTCTGTGCGGCTCCAATATCTGCTCTGTTTTTCAATACAGTTTTCAAAGCCTCGTCTATTGTACCAATAGTTGTATTAGCTTCTTCAGCAGTTGCTATAGAAATAGCATCCTGTTCATTTTTAAGATTTAATGCAGTAGCTGATACATTTCCAAGCCTTACACTAAATTCCTGATCCATGTTTGCTCCTACATGCAAAAGTATACCATCTTCTGAATATCGGCCTGTTAGGAGATTCATACCATTAAATTGAGCAGACGAAGAAATTCTGTCAATTTCTGAAACCAACTGTGAAACTTCTACCTGGATATAGGAGCGGTCTTCATCGCTATAAACACCATTAGCAGACTGAACAGCCAATTCTCTAATTCTTTGAAGGATACCTGTAGTTTCCTGCATATACCCCTCAGCAACCTGAAGCATAGAAATACCATCCCTAGTGTTTCTGCTGGCCTGATTCAATCCTCTTATTTGACTCCTCATTTTTTCTGATACTGCTAGTCCTGAAGCATTATCACCAGCTCTGTTAATGCTTTCACCAGAAGAAAGCTTTTCCATTGATTTCTTCAATGTAAGACCATTTTCTCCTAACTTGCGACTGGCAAACATTGAACTAAGATTGTGATTAATTACCATATTTCCTCCTTGAAATATAAAATTTCATCTTTTTCTTCTAATTATAATAATCATCTTTAAATATTTTTTTAATCTTAGATATTATTTTTTCAGACGATTTATGATTAAATACTTTTCTTCTCATTTTTTCAAAATTGTAATTATCTTCACAATTGTTTTTACAAAAATTTATAAATTCATTTGAAAATGCCAAAACCGTTGGTTCTATTTTTGGTTTTCCTTCTATGACCATTCTTTTATTTACGCTTAGTTTTAACCAATCTTTTACATTTCCATATTTTTTAATTTCCAGTAAACCATTGACTACATTTTCGGCAATTTCGTCTTCTTCACTTTTTTTTGATTTTAGACCTGGTAGATATTGCAAATATGTTTTCCATACATTTTCAACACAAAGTTGCTGAGGATATTTAAACTTATCCAACATTGCAGACTGAATAAATTTTTTAGCATCATATTCATTTCTTACACAAAACATACCAGCCGCTTTTTCAAAGTATTTTTTATAAGCAAAAAATACTTTATTCTGCCAATATCTTGTATTTATATCTGTAAAATTATCCATTGCTCCTGGATATCTTTCTTCCATATAGTATGGATAATAAAAATCAGAAAGCTTTCTACTCTCAATTTTTATTTTTTCTTCTATATTCATGATAAAAAAATTATATTCTTTTTTTATTTTTTTTCAAATATTTTATGCATTATTGCTTACTTGGGCTGTTCCTCTTGTTTGGCTATTCTGAGCTGTATTACTAATTGTATTTGTAATTTGAGCTGTTTTTTCTAATTCACCTTCTGGCTTTTTTACTTGTTCCAGCTTTTTTTGTTTCTCTTCATTTTGTTTTTGAGCTTTTAAAAACAAGTTTGTTTTTTCCAAACCATCTATAACAGCATTCATTTTTTGCTTATCATTTCTACTCATGCTGTTGCTGGTTGCCTGTAAAAACTCCATATTCTGTTTGGTTGTTTTTTCATCTGGTACAGCCTTAGCCAATAAACTTAAATCAACTATCTCTCTTAAAGTCATTACTGTCCTCCAGCAGGTGCGGCAGGTGCAGGTGCTTGTGCAACTTGCTGTTGTGGCTGTGGTTGATCTGCCTTTTGCTTTGCAACTTTTTGCTTTTGAAGAGCTACTAATTCTGCTTGCTTTGCTTTTATAAGCTCATCTAAAGCAGCAAGTTCTTCGGGAGTTTCACACAATGTATTTCTAATCAAATTTCTAAGTGTATTCTTCTTTTTCATATATATTATCTTTTTAAAAAGTTAATTGAAATTATGTTTGCTTATAATGAACTTTCAGATTTACTAAATTCAAATGAACTCATAACACCTATAAAGAAAGTAGGCGAAAATATATTATGCTTAAATTCAAAAGGCGAAGAAGTTGTATATTCTTTTGATGATTTTGACTTTGATAAAACTATAGAAGAAAGAAGTTTTATAGTAATATCAGATGATACACCTGAGCAAGAAGAGCCAATTAATCAACCAAATGATACAGAAGAATCAACCAGCCAACCAAATGAACATCAAACAGAAGAACCAGTTAATCAGCCAAAAGAATATTCATTTGATACAAATAATGACCCACATTGGCTTAAAAATGATGAAGCAAAAATAATCGCAAGTAATTTTGGGTATATCACTTCAAGAAATACAAAAGGTATCAAAGAATTTGAAATTACCAACTATTAAACTTTTACAATTGGTACTTTAGCCAACATATTTTTAATAGTATTAGCATCTCTCACCCAGTTTCTGCTTCCAAACATTATTTTGTTATCTTCTATTGGATATAAATCCATTAGATAAAATCCTTCTCCTGAAAACCTATCCTTACAATATTTCCAATAAGAGGCAAAAATAGGAATTCTTTGCTTTTCACCATTTCTATCTTCTATTTCACAAAACAGCATTTCATTGTTGTTTTTATCTATATGCGTTCTAAAAGAATTTACATAAACAAAAACATATTGCTTTGGTAAATTCTTTTTTCTTAATTCTTCAAAATCCCTTAAACAATAACCTTTTGAATATAAGGTTTCTATTTTATCTGCTATGGCACTAAATTTATTATGAAAAAATTGTCCACCTAAATAAGCTTCTTCATATTCAATATAATCAGCATCAGTTGTTTCACACTTTTCTACTTCGTTTAAACTTTCTTCCCACTTTTCTTCAAGCAATGGAATTGTTTTTATAGATTTCTTTTTTTCATAAAACTTTTCAGCTACCTGCTGATAATATTTTCTATTACCATTAATTAAATCATCAAAAGCACCTCCACCAATTAAAGCAGAAGTAATCCTTTTATTAATTTTTGTTCCTATATTTTTACATATAAAATCTATAATAGAAGTGTAAGGCTGATTTCTTACAATATCTTTTGCTGGCTCTTCTCCTACACCTTTTATATCATTAAATCCAAAATACAATTTGTTTTTAACTGGAAAGAAATTTTCTCTACCATTATTTATATTAGGAGGCTCTACTTCAAATCCAGATTGTTTACAAGAATCAATAGCTTCCTTAATTGCATCTTTTTTACCTGCTTCATTAGAAAGATTTATAGCATAAAAATATGGTTTAAAATATTTTGCTAAATAAATTTCTTCCATTGCCAAATAAGAATATGCTGCCGCATGAGACTTATTAAATGAATAAGCAGAAAGCGTCAATAGGTCATCACAAAGCAAATCAATATCTTTGTTTGCAATTCCCTTTTTTGCTCCTACTTCTTTTGCACAAGCAACCATTTTAGACCATTTTTCCAAATCTTCTGGTGCCTTTTTTGCTTTTCCTAATTTCTTTAATAAGCGTCTCCAAGTATCACCATTATATTTTCCATCGGTAAGATAGTTTCCTATTGCCATTACCTGTTCCTGAAAACAAATAGTTCCACGACCATCTTTAAGAAACTGCTGGATTTGTTCTGGATACACTGATTTTTGTCCTTCATTTTTTATAAGACAAAAGTTTCCAAAACCAAAAGAAGCACCTGGACGAGAATATGCGTTTAAACAAACCATATCATCAAAATTCTCTGGTTTTGCATCTGCCACCATTCTTGATGCAGTTCCACCAGAAAACTGAAATATAAAACACTGATTATCTGACACTTCTTTATAAAGATTTTTATCCTCTAAATTAATTTTATTTAGAAAATCTTTAAATTCATCTTTACTTACATTTCTTCTTAATACTTTCATATAAAGTCCCTATTTTCATTTAATCTCTCCAAAAGCAATATAAACACTGATGGGAGCATCTATGTTTGTTATTTAACAATTCTTTTTTAATTCCAAGACAAGCACAAGTAGGTCGCTGAAAACCAGTGCCTATTTCTTTTTCCAATTCTATTCCAAAAATATCCAAATCTTTTTTACTTATACATCCAGTGCATTTTATATCTGGTTCCCCACAAATTTCTATATCATAATCTGTTAATCCAGTATTACACTTTAAAATCTCTAAGAATTTTAATCGTATTTTTGTTGATAAATGTTTATCTGGCTGAAGTTTTAAAATAGCTTTATAATGTTCTGGATTTGCTTTATACAATCTGTCTTTTACGTGCTGATACAAATCCAGAAAAGACATTCTATATCTTAAACCATTTTCTTTAGCAAATCTTCCCACTCTGAAAATTTTGTTTTTGTATTCATCACCATTGATAAGTATTTCTGATACAAAAATTGGATCTTGTCTTATTACAATCTTTTTACGATTAAAGCCGTTATCTAAAAAATCTTGTAGCTTTTGTATTGTATAATCAGAATCTAAAACATTTGGTTCTAACCAACTTCCACCCATACCTGTAATTGTAGCGTGAAGAATTACATTATTCTTAGAGCCAAAAAATAATTCTTGATTTTCTTCTATAAGCTTGATTGGATTCTTTGTAATAAGAATTGCTGGTTTATTATATGAATAAACCCAGGTTTTCCAATCAGTATTTATAGCAGCATCACCTCTTTCTGTAATTCCTATTTGAACCATTTAATACTCCTATTTCTAAAGTATTTCACTCTACCAAATCCATATTTTATAAAATGCCACTTTTCATTATTTTTCTCACATTCAGAATATATTACAAAAGGTTTATCAGTATAAAATTGAATAAATCTAAGTATTGGATTTACAAAACATTTTAATGGCGTTTTATGCATCCAGCAATCATATTTAGAGTTATATACAAAATATTTATCCTTATTTTGCAACACCTATTCCATACCCATAAGAACCATCTTCATTACAAATACCAAATGTTGCAAATTCGCATTCACAATTTACTTTACAAACATGATGGCTACCATCTTTTTCGTGAAAACCAAAACTACAAAGTCTTTTCATTTCCCTTTCATCTTTTAATGCAATATCATAAACAGTTTTTTTCTTAGGTCTCAATAGAGACCGTTCTAATGATTCTATTGGTTCTTCAGTTATTATTAATTTACAATTTCCAGGTAAAAAATAAACACTCATTGCAATAGCTCCTTATCAACATATGAAGCAGGTACCACTTTTATGCATCCGTCATCATCTTCAATTTCAATTAATTCCTCTTCAATATTATCAACACATTTATCAATAATATCAAGAGTATTTAGGCCCAAAATATCATATTTTATAACTCCTGCAAATTCATCCAAAACAGTTTCAGCACCATTTTCAACCCAAGCAGTTGCAATTTCTCCTTTATTTCTTACAACAGGTACATATTCATAAACAGGTTTATTAAATATAATATTTCCACCAGCATGACATCCTTGAGAACGAATAAAGTGTTGAAGTTTTGGAACAAAATCCAAATAGGCTTTATATCTATTATAAAGTTCATACTGAGCAGGAGAAGTTGTTCTTATATGCTCTATGATTTTTTCCCAGTCTGTTTCATCTTCTGGAAATGCAGCACATAGGTTATTACTGTCCTTAAAAGGAACTTCATAAGTTCTTAAAATATCTTTTACTGCTGGTTTAATACCTTCTTCTGTATATGTTCCAATATAACAAACACATTCTTTACCATACTTTTCCTGTAAGTATTGGAAAATTCTATCTTTACCAGCACCAGACACATCGCTATCTATATCAAGTCCTGATGAACCAATTCCAAGCGACTGAATTTCTACTGGTTTTTCTAAATCAACTTTATCAGTTAATCCAAACAAATAAGGCAAAACATAAGCATCTGAAAGATTTCCTTTAT